GAGAAGATGTTTAAAATATATTTTCCTACTATTCTAAACATTGAATATACTTTTTAGTTATTTAGTGAGGAATTTTGCATAACGTATTTTACGAAGATCTTTAACTTCTTCTGGTTCAACAATATGCAGTTTACCAACTACTTCATTCCAGGTATAACTACGAATTGTTCCCCAGTGATAATTAATTCCTTTAAATCCCCATCGTTCAACTGCAACCGTTGCGATTAAAGGATGTTGATCATATCTAAGTTTTGGTGTCTTAGCATTATAAATGAATGTATAATATTTTCCTACTTGAGGAATAAGTTCAGTATCTGGAAATAATCTTATAATTTCCATCATAATATCTTCAGGATTTCTAATATTTGTAATATTTCTTTTTAGAAGTTTAACCCTCTCTGATGTTTTTTTAATATGTTGACCGAAACCTTTTTCCATCATTTGATACCTAATTCTTTTTCTGTTATAATCATAAAATTTAACATTCTGTCAGCACACCATTCCTTTGCTGCTTCCCACTTTGCTTGATTTACTGCATAGGTTTGTGCTTCATATAGATATGATTTAGTCACTCTTGACCTTTGTTTTGGTGGTACTGTTTGTTTTTCTGGTTTAACTTCAACAATATAAGTTTTGATTTGCCCAGAATTTTCTTTCACTTTGATAATAAAATCTGGAAAATACCTGTGAACACGATTATCAACTGGAGAAAGATATGGTATCCAAAATTCTTCAGAACCATACTCTAAAATATTTTCACTTAAATCACACCATTTCATAAATTTCAATTCCCAAGAACTTCTGTAAATTATGTTATTTACATTTCCCTTATATTTTTGTGGATTTTGTGGGTGAAATCTACCTTGATTGTATTTTGAATCACGAGGCATTTTTAATCTTATGTCTAATACATAATATATAATGTCAAATTTATTTAGATGCCCTCAACACCATCTGCTAAAAGAGTTAGTGTTTCTGATATTAAATCAAAACTATTAAATCCTGCACTTACTTCACAGTTTCAATGTTGGTTTAATCCACCAAAATCTTTTGCTGATAGGGATCCAAATAATAATTTAACTTATTTGGAAAGTAAAACTAAGGCTGGAATTGGAAATGGATATAATTCTGAACTCATTTCATTATCTTGTTGTGAGGCATCTCTTCCTGGATCATCATTGGCAACTCACGAGAATAATAGTGATTATACTGGTGTAACTCAAAGATTTGCATACAGAAGATTATATGATGATCGTGCGGATTTTACTTTTTATGTAGATCACGATTATTCAATCATTTATTTTTTTGAAAATTGGTTGGGATATATTACGAATGAGCAAATATCTCAAGGATTGGATACCGGAAATTATCATTATAGAATGAATTATCCAGAAAAGTATATTACTGATTCAATATATATCAAAAAATTTGAAAAAGACTATGCCGGAAAATCTTTGAGTTATAGATTTATTAATGCATATCCAATTAGTATCATATCTATGCCAGTATCATATGACAGTTCATCTTTATTAAAATGTACTGTTTCTTTTACTTATATAAGATATGTTCTTGGTAGTGATACTATAACTCAAGAAAAAATTAATAATCAAACAGGTTCTACTGATCCTCAGTTTGGAACTGACTGGGGAACTGATCCTAATATACAAACACCAAAACAATTTACTGGTTCTAATCTCACTCGCAGTGCTCGCGGAGGAGAAGTCGTTGATATGTGATAAATAACCATACCTGAATTTTATAGGACATTATGCCTTTACCAAAAATTTCTACACCAATATATGAGTTGGAACTTCCATCAACAGGAGAACTGATTAAATACCGTCCATTTCTTGTTAAAGAGGAAAAGGTATTATTAATTGCATTGGAAAGTGAAGATACAAAACAAATTACAAATGCAATTAAAAATGTTATCAAAAATTGCATCTTTACAAAAAATATTAAAGTAGAATCACTTCCCACATTTGATATTGAGTTTCTATTTTTAAATATTCGTGGTAAATCTGTTGGAGAAGAAATTGAAGTTAATGTGATTTGTCCCGATGACGGTGAGACAACTGTATTGGTAAAAATTGATGTTGATTCAATTAAAGTTCATAAGAATGAAGAACATACAAATAAAATAAAAATAGATGATAGTGTTATGATGGAAATGAAATATCCATCATTGGATCAGTTTATTAAAGCAAATTTTGATTTTAAAAATCAAAACTCTATGGATCAATCATTTGAGTTGATTGCATCTTGTGTGGATAAAATTTATACGGAGGAAGAAGTTTGGTCATCTTCTGACGTAACTAAAAAAGAAATGATTGAATTTTTGGATCAAATGAATTCATCACAATTTAAGAAAATTGAAGAATTTTTTGAGACTATGCCAAAACTTTCTCATAAATTGATTGTGATCAATCCAAAAACAGAAGTAGAAAACGAAGTTACTTTAGAAGGGTTATCAAGTTTTTTCGCATAGCCCTGATCCATATGGATCTGGAAAATTATTTTAGACTTAATTTTGCCTTGATGCAGTATCATAAATATTCATTAACAGAGATTGAAAATATGATTCCTTGGGAGAGGTATATTTATGTTGAACTCTTAAAACAGCATTTAGAAGAAGAAAAACTCAAACAGCAGCAAAGGCAAAATTAATGGATGTGAATAATCTTCCACAACCACCAGAAGGAGTATTGGACTCCAAAAATCCTTGGTATAATGCTAAGGTTAGTCAAAGAACTTGGATAATTCTTAAAGACAAACTGACTGGTAGAAAGACATCAGACGGTGGACAATATATGTCTACTGTCAATCTTGGTGATGCAGATGCTGATAGACTAATTGAGAATCTAAAAAAAGATCCAAGAGGTTATCCACAATTTGATGATTATGTTAGTGGTGCTAAATTTTATGAAAATTATGAAAAGTATCAGAAGTGGTTGGTGGATGAATATCTTGAAAAACCATTTCGCAAACAAATAGATAAAAAGATTGAAGAAGCAGAAATTAATAGATTATTTACAAAATCAACTGCTACTGCAACAAAAGTACAACCAAAATCATCTGCATTAGTTCCTGTTGGGAAAAAAAATGAAGATCTTGTTGATGAAAAAATAGATGAAAGAATTCTTCGTATTCTTGGATTAGATGATGTTATTGATATTGATTATGGAACTTATAAGAGTCTTTTAAAAGAACAATCTGTTTTAATTTCTACAGAAAAATCTAAACTTCCTCGTGAAGAGGAAATGTTAATTCAAGAAGAATTTAAAAGAATTAAAGGTAAAGTTGGTAGATTTAAAGTAGAAAGAAAAAAAATAACAGCAGATAATGTAAGATTTACAAAACCATCAAATTTTTTAAGAAATAATTTTTTATTAAAAGGAACATCGGCAATTCCTGATATAAAAAATTCAGAAGAAAAGAAAGGTCCAATTGAGGATATTCAAAAAGCACTTGATGATATTTTAAAGAGTATTGTTGATCAAGATAAGCAAGATAGAAAGAATGCAGAAAACGAGAGAAAGAAGAAAGAGGCAAATAAAAGAAAAGGTATTGAAGAAGGAATGGAAAAAAGATTTGGTGTAGTTCAAAAGATTGCACAAAAACTTCTTTCGCCAGTTAAGTCAATATTGGATAAGATTATTGATTTCTTTGTATCTATGCTTATTGGTAAAGTAATTTATAATTTAATAGACTGGATTGGAAAAAAAGAAAATCAAGATAAACTTAAGTCTATTTTAAGATTTTTTAAAGATTATTGGCCTGCACTTTTGAGTGCATATTTCTTATTTGGAACCACTCTTGGTGGATTTATTAGAACTATTAGTGGTATATTAATTCGTGGTATTGCACAATTTGCTGCAGCAAATCCACTTGCCGCTGGTATAATTGCCGGTGCTGCAGTAATGACTGGTGTTGGAATAAATGAAATAAATCAGAAGAAAGATAGAAGAGAACAACTTTTTGGTAAAGAAGATCAATCAAAACCAACTCAAAAATCAAAAGAACAACAAACCAAAGAAGGTATAATAACCTCAACAATTGAGGCAGGAAGTTTTGGTGCCGGTCAAATGGCTGGTCTGGCAGGTGGTGGATTACTTAATGTAAGGCAATTTTTTGATAATGGTGGGAAAGTATCTGGAGAATCTGGAATTGATAAAATTCCTGCTATGCTTTCCGATGGTGAGTTTGTGATGTCTCGTGGTGCAGTTCAGAAGTTCGGTGTCAATACTTTAGAATCAATGAATGCTATGGGTGGAGGAACGAATCGCCCAAGAATTCTTGAAGGAAATACTTATGCTGCTGGTGGTGGATTGATTGGGAAAACTAATCAAAATAATACCCAGATTAATATAGATCCAAATATCAATAACGTAGGCACAGCAAACAATAATTTTTCAGTAAAAGGTCCTGATTTTTGGAAAATTGCTGCTCTTGCATCTAAAGAAGATGGTATTCACCCACAAGGACAAGCAGATGTAGCTCAATCAATTTATAATCGCATAGCAGTTGGATCATATCCTGGAGGAAAGAATATTGGAAAAATTATTACTGCACCAGGGCAATATGAACCAACCTTTAAAAATTCTTCTGCTTGGGCAAATATTGGGGATAGAAACACTGCTGTTGCTGCTACAGGAAATGCTCAACAGGTTGATATGGCAGCAAAAAGTATTACTAATCCGGTATTACAACAAAAAGCAGCAGCATTTATTGGTGGAAGAACTGACTTTATGGGAGAAAGTCAAAAATCAAGTATGAAACCTGGAGATATTACAAGAGGTAGAGGATTTAATTTTCATGGTTGGTTTTATGATGCAAAACTTAATTCCGCCGCCCCAGTTCCAAAAATAATTGGTACATCAAATCAATCAGTTTCTAGTGGAATTTCTCAACAACCTTCTCAAGGAAATTCTTCACCAATTGCAAAAAGTTCTCCAAATATGTTCCAGAAATTGGGTTCAGCAGTTGGATCTATTTTTTCTTCAAAACCTGCAATATCAGCAGAATCTACAATTGCTCCTACAAAACTCAATCCATCAGTAAATCAAATT